ATACGTGATCACTCGGTTGCACTGGCGATCGAGGTCGCGGGACCGTCCATCGTGCCGGAGGATGAGATCAAGCGGCTGGTGAGTCGGGGCATTCTGGACGCGGACGCCGCCGATGCACTCAGGGTGGACTATCTCGGGGACGCGTACACGTGGGGGCAGGTGGTCGCGGCGCTGGCGGCGACCGGGGTGGAAGCGGACGCGATGACATCCGCGGCGCTGTTGGCGGAGCTTGTGCGCAAGCCGATCACAATGACCAGCGTAGAGCGGGACGCGATCGATCATGTGCGGCTCGCTGGCGGTGACAAGCTGGCCGGTCTGGGCAACCGGTTTGCGGACCGACTAACCGATCGCGTGCACCAGGCGACCGAGGCGCAGCGGCGGGCGCGGCTCACGGGTGTGCGGAGCGTTGTGGAGCGCGGGATCGATGAGCGCCGGACTTCGCGCCAGGTTGCCACCGACATCGCGCGCGACGTCGAGGAATGGACGCGCGACGTGGACCGGGTCGCTGTGACAGAGCTTCAAGACGCCCACAACGAGGGAACGGCCGCCTGGATATCCAAAACGCACGGCGGCGGCGATGCTCGTGTGGCCAAGGTTCCAGATCCTGGCGCTTGTCGGGACTGTCGGCGGCTATATCTGCACCAGGGGGTTCCGCGGATCTTCCAGCTGCGCGACCTGAGCGGAGCGAGCAACTACCGCCGCCCGCGCGCTGAATGGGTGCCAACGCTGGAGACGACGCACCCGTGGTGTCATTGCACGATCGTGCACGTGCCGGAGGGGTTCGTGTTTGGCGCGGACTGGATTCTGGTGCCGGAGGAGATGACCGCGGAGGTGGCGGAGGGGCTGGACGAGTACCGTCGCCACCTGGCGCAACGGGAGGCCGAGGATAGATCGGCGGAGGCACCAGAAACATGGCGCCTGTGATGCGGTGCGATCACTGCGGTGCGGAACTGCTCCACAAGGCGGCAGACGGGCGGCTGAAGATGCGTGTACCGGCTCGCCTGATCGCGTTTCGCAAGTCGGCTGAATCTGATGAATATCGGGGGGAGATGCCCTGCCCCAGTTGCCGCAAGGACACCCGGCTAGCGGTAAAGTACACGCTATCGACCACGGAGAGCTTGACACCGCGACGTCGGCGGGTGCAATCTACGAGCGGAACGCGAGAGGTCCAATAAGTGGGACGGGCGGCCAGTAGGCTCCCCGTCCTTTTTTTTATGATGCACGACGCCGCAGCCCAGAACGTTAGTCCAGCCGCCGAGTTTGGCGGCGGTAGCCCGTGGATGCTTAACGGCACCTGCACGCTCCGCAAGGCGGGCGACAAGATGCTGATCGAGGGGATTATCTCCAGCGAGACGCTCGACGCTGACGGCGAGATCGTGGTGCAGGACGGGCTCGACTTTACGTATTTCATGGAAAAGGGCTGGTTCAACGACAACCACAAGCAGGACACGAGCGGCGGGCTGGGTGTCCCCCTGAGTGTCGAGCAGGTTGTCCTGCCTAATGGCAAGCGCGCGACGAAGGTTTTGGGCGAACTGTTCGACATACCTGAGTCGAGGAAGATTTTTGAACTGGCGCAGGCTGCCGGTGACCGGCGCCCGCTCGGGTTTTCCCTGGAGGGCGCGATCGTCAAGCGCGACGGTCCCGGCGGCAAAATCGTTGCCAGTGCAAAAGTGCGCGACTGCTCCATAACGCGGCACCCGAAGAACCCCGACTCGACATTCCAGGCGCTAGCCAAGGCGCTCAAGGCGCACGAGGTGCCAATGTCACCGGTTCGGCGCTCTCGTGAGGTGGTTCGGATCGATCATCCGTTCCCGGATATGCGTAAGGCGCTGGCGGCGGGCTACAACGAACCGGCCGCCCCCGTGGCGCAGCCGCTCGTTCCGCAGAGCATGCACGGTACTGTGGCGACCGCCACATACTCGGCTGATAAAGCGATCGATAAGCTCGCGCGCGAGCTGAACATATCCAAGGCGGCAGCCCGTCGGATCTATAACACGTTGCAGGCGCAACGACGGAAAGGATAAAGGAGCGACCAATGGACGCTAGCGAGTTTGTTTCAGAGTTGGACCCGGCGCAGCGGGATGATTTGATCAAGGCGCTCGGGGTCTCCGGCGCTGATGTCGAGCTGTCGGCGGACGAGCTGGACGAGACGATCGAGGAGCTGAAAAAGGGCATGGATGCGCCGGACTGGGATCAGGCCAGCACCGCTTCCGAGATCGACGTGACTGGCTATCTGTCCGAGGTTGTCGATTCGCTCCAGAAGGGCATGGGCGGTATTTACGACGCTCAGGACGTGCTCGCGAAGGGGATGTGCGCGGTGGTCGAGGCTGTGCAGGATCTGCGCGATCAGGTCTACAGCGCCCGCTGCGAGAATGACGAGATCCGAAAGTCGCTGCGGCTTCCAGAGCCTCGCAGATCGGCAGAGCACGACGTGGTTCCGATGGAGCCGCCCGGCGAGCAGCACGATCTGACCATCGGAGAGGCGTCGGATCTGATTTTGAAGGCGATCCAGAGCGAGAACGACCCGATCCGTCGGGATCTGCTCGCGAAGGCGCTGACGGACGTTGAACTTGGCCGTCCCCTCGGGCCGGACACGTTGCGGGAGCTTGGGATCGCCTAGTTGGCCGATCTTGTGACAACAGGGAACACAAAGAGAGGAGCATAGAGAATGCTTGGTATCGGAGGATTCGGGACGATCACCCCGCAGGACGTTTTTGCCTTGAAAGAGGCGATGGCAAAGCAGCGGCTACGAAAAGCGCTGTCCGCGGGCTACAACGATCCGGCCGCGTCTGTGGCGCAGCCGCTCGTGCCGCAGAGCATGGAGAAGACGTTGGCATCCGCCACGTATCGAAGCTCCGACGCGGTGCTGTGGAAGAAGATCCCCAAGGTCGGCGTGTCAGCAACGGTCAACGAGTTCTCCCGGATCGAGGAGCACGGCTCGCGGGACGTAGAGGGCTGGTTCTCTGAGGGCGGCTCCCCGCTGCTCGGACAGTCCACCTACACGCGCGATTTCACGCGCGTGAAATATATTGGGGTCAAAGGCGCGACGACGTTCGCGATGATGCACTCCCGGATCGTCGGCGCAAACGCGACGGCAGAGGCCGAAGAGGTTGACCGGAAGACTCTCCAGCTGATCGGACTGATCGAGGATGCGCTGTACTTTGGCGACAGCTCGATCAACCCGCTGGCGTTCGACGGACTGCGCGCGACTCTTGAGAAGGAAGCGCCCGCGAACATCGTGGACCTGCGCGGCCAGGTTCTCACCGGTCGGCAGATGCGCGAGGACATGGCGCTCCAGCGCGACCTGTTCGCCACGCCGAACCTCGTGGTGATGAGCCACGGGACACGGGCAATCCTGGGCAACCTGGAAGATCCGGCCATCCGCCGCAACGACCCGAGCGGCAAGGGCGCCCGCGTGGGCACGACCGCCGAGGGGCTGAACGCGGATCACGGTCTCGTTGGGTTTGATTCCACCTTCTTCCTCAAGGCCAAGACCGCGATCCTTGGTAGCGCGGGCGTGCAGAGCGCGGCCATCGGGCCAGATCCTGACTTTGCGGCTCCGACTGCGATAGCGTTCGACGCTGACGCCGGAGACAACGGCGCCAACGTCGCACTGGCCGGTGCCGAGGTGTCGAACTGGGTTGAGGACGACGTCGGCGTTTACATCTACCGGATCGTAGCGGTGTCCGACCATGGGCACGCCGCCTCGATCCAAAGCGCTAGCGTGACGGTTGAGTCCGGCAAAAAGAACACGATGCAGATTGACGACGGCTCAAACGACCCGACGAAGGGCGGCAACTCGATTCGGTACTACAAGGTCTTCCGGTCCGAGAAGGACGGCGGTGACGGGACGTGCCGGTTCATCAAAAACGTAGCAGCGGCGACCGGCGCCGGTCTAACGACGATCACGGACTTCAACGACGACATTCCCCAGACATCCTGGGCTTTTAGCCTTCAGATGACGCCGGATGTGGTCGAGGTCGTCCGGCTCTTGGACATGATGAAGCAGGACCTTGCTATTCGGTCGACCACTAAGGAGTTTCTCCTTATTTTGTTCGCAGCTTTCCGCTCCCGCACGCCGACCAAGCTCTGGGCGTGGAAAAACTGCGGCCAGAGTCTCTAAGATGGAGACCACCTATGTCGGTCGTCACGTTGCTCTCCGTAGCGTGGCGCTGAACCACCAGGGTACTACCGTTCAGATCGACGCTGACGGCGAGTTCAAGACGACCGACAAAGAGTGGTTTGACTCGCTGATGGCGATCAAGAGCTTCTCGCGGGTGAGGGTGATAGGGGCGCCGCCAAAGCCAAAGCCAAAGCCAAAGGCAGCGCCCGCTCCAGCTCCAAAACTAAAGCCGTGGGCGAAGAAAAAGACGCCAGCGAAGAAGAAAAAAAAGGGGTGATTCGTGGCTAGTGGCGAGAAAACGACCGCGCTCTCTAACACCGAGGTGGCATGGGCGGAGCGTACCGACCAGACCGCGGCGAAATTCAAGACGGTGCGAAAGCTGAACGATCTCGACGTCGCTGTGTGCCTGTTGTCGTTCAACATTGACGATGAGGACACCGACAAGTGCGAGTTCAACATTGAACTGACGCGCGCGGACTTTCAGACCTCCCCGTTCCCGATCACTACAGTCGAGCCGGACGCGGATGGTGTAAAGGCGAGCGTGATCGCGGCGGACGACGTCAGGATAATGATCGAGGTGTTCGACAGCAGCGGCTCGAATGCGGACGTAACAGACATCAAGATCAACGTGGCCGGAAACGCAATATCCACCGACGCAAACGCGCGGGTGATCGCCAAGCTGGGCGATGATGGTTTCCTGTCGGGCGACATCGAGGACGTGGGCGGTGGCAATAACTCAACGTTCCACTGCATCGCCACGGTTCTAGGTTTCCCGATGGCGGCGCCAGCTTACGCGACCGCCACGTTCGACTAAACACAAGGAGGCTCCAGGTGGCTAGTGGTGAGAAGACTACCGCGCTCTCTAACACCGAGGTGGAGTGGGCGGAGCGTACCAGCCAGACCGCGGCGAAATTCAAGACGGTGCGAAAGCTGAACGATCTTGACGTCGCCGTCTGCCTTATGTCGTTCAATGTGGACGACGAGGACGGCGACGAGTGCGAGTTCAACATTGAACTCACGCGCGCGGACTTTCAGACCTCCCCGTTCCCGATCACCACGGTCGAGCCGGACGAGGATGGCGTGACGGCGAGCGTGATCGCGGCGGATGACGTCCGAGTGATGGTTGAGGCATTCGACAACAGTGGGTCGAATACGGCCGCAACAGACATCAAGATCGACGTAGGTGATAACGCAATCTCGACAAACAACAACCCGCGGGTGATCGCCAAGTTTGGCGATGATGGTTTTCTATCGGGCACCATCAAGGACGTGCAGGGGGGTGCAGACACAACATTTCACCTGATTGCCACCTGCCTGAATTTTCCGATGTCTACGACTGCCTACGCAACCGCCACGTTTGACGACTCCTGATGCCGGAAGGAACGCGAGCGCGCCAGGCTTTCTCCACTGCGCAGGCCATCTCCCGAGTACACGACTCGCCGTCGCAAGCGCTTGTCACGGTGGACGGCGCTTATGCGCCAGACTACGCCGTTGCGAAGACGATCACGGTGACCGGAAACCAGTCCGATCCGAACGATAGTGCACCGACTGCGGCCTTCGTGATCCCCGCCCTGGGCGGGTGTCGCGTGGCGTGGTTTGTGACTTTCGGAGAGACCGACGGGGGTGCGAGCGCTACCGTGTGGACAAAGGTTCCTGGTCACGGTTGGCTGATTGCGCGCCCAACTGTGGCGATCGTGGGGCGCACCGAGGTGATTACCGCCACCGGCCAGCGTTCTGCGTTCATTCAGTTCACCAGCACAGCGAACGTTGGTGATGGCGTGGGCGTCAACAAGGAACCGGCGACACTGATAGCCGTACCGGTCGGCTGATGGGGGAGGGGCATGGCTTTCCCCATTGATAAGGCGTGGCTGGTCGATCGATACCTGACAAAGCTCGATTTGACGGGAGACAACGGCGACGAGTACCCCGATGCGTTTTATACGAACGCGATCGACGCAGCCCTGGAAAATGCCAAGGCGCGGTTTGATCTGCCGATCACGACCAAGACGGTAACGGAGCGGCTGGACTACAACGCGCGAGACTGGGAGGCGTGGCAGTTCCTGCACCTGTCCAAAGTGCCGGTCAGGTCAGTTACAGCAGTCAAATACAAATACGGCACCAGCGCCATGCTGGACATCCCAACCGACTGGTATTTCCTAGAGTCTGAGATGAGCGGACAGCTTCAGATGATCCCAAACCTGTCGTCGTTCGGGACGCCGTTTATACCGATAATGGGCGGGATGCCGATCTGGGCTGGTCCCTGGACGCCTGGCGGCATGCGTCAGCTCCCTGGCTGGTTTGAAGTGATCTACGAGGCGGGCTGGGCGGACGAGGACATCCCGGCCGACATCCTGCACGCGATCTCCTTGTGGGCAGGAATCGAGGTGCTGAACACCGCGGGCGACCTGATAGCAGGCGCTGGCGTCGCCTCGTTCTCGATCGGGGTGGACGGGATACATAACTCGCTCAATACCACGAGTTCCGCGACAAACAGCGGGTACGGGGCGCGCATAATCCAGTGGGAGAAGCAGCTCAAGGAGATGGAGCCGATCATTCGCGCCCGCTACCGCGGTAGCTCGCAGTGGGATTTTGCTTAGATGAACTTCGCGGTGTCAGCTCCCAACAAGATCCGGCCGATGGCAGGGATCGAGTTCGACCGCGAAAAATTCGATCGAATGCTGTACCTGCGGGGGTGGAAACTCACGTGGGAAAAGGCGAGCCGTTGCCCGTGTGTCGAATCGGCCGAGAGCGATCACGCGCGCCCCGACTGCACCGTGTGCTCCGGTCTCGGCTGGGAATGGCACAGCGCCGAGACGGTCCGAGCGGTTGTCACCGGCGCGGCGCAGGTACATGAGGAGTTCCAGAAGTTCGGAGCGTGGGGGCGCGGACAGGTGCGGATCACGCTCCCCCCGGAGCAGCTCCCAGGCTACCAGGACCGTTTTACGGCGCTTGATAGCGTGTTTCTGATGCAGGACTACGGGACGCGCACGGCGGACGGCACGGACGCTCTGAGGCTGCCTATCGTTCAGCGCACGATGCTGTTGGCAGCTGGCACGGTGACGGTTGGGGTGACTCACGTGCGAATCCAGGCGGAGGACGGCACGGCGGGCGAGACAGCGACCGAGGGGATCGACTTCGCGATCTCAGACGGCGAGATCGACTGGTCGCTTGGCGATGCGCTTGGCACGGCGCCGCCTGTCGGTCGGAAATTCACGGCGACGTACTACGCGCACCCGCGGTTTATCGCGATCGAGGACAGCTACAGCGCGCGCGACAGCTACCTATGGACAAAGACCAAGCTCGAAAACCCGCCGCTACACCTTCAGCTCCCGGTGACCGTCTCGGCGCGGCTGGTCTACGAGGGCGATGACGAGCGCGAGGGCGTGAGCTGATGGCTGTGATCTCCATCGCAACCCTCGACTTCGGCCGCCTGGCGGACGTTGCAGACCTCGACAAAGCGCGCGCCAGGATAGACCAGGCCGCGTCGTTGACGCGCGCGGAATGGGTGCGCCTCGCCAAGCGGCGCCTGCGTAACCCTGAGACTCGCCGCGACTACCTCCGAGGACTCCAGCCGGTCGAGCGTCTCGGCGGTCACGTACTGATCCAGCTGACCGGCAAGCTCCCGAACATGATAGAGCGCGGATGGCCTGCCACCGATCTGCGTCAGACCATGTTGAGCGCCAGCGCGAAGGGCGTGCGGACGTCGAAAAAGGGTTACAGGTACCGGTACATCATGTTCCGGCGGTACATGTACGGTAAACGCGTCTCTCAGCACATGCCGCAGAATGCGGCGCACAACATCGAACAGAAGATCAAGATCCTGCGGCGGGTCGCGCGCGCACTCAAGCCAACGCGCGAGGTAGCTGGTAGGGGGCGGGTGTGGGGGGAGCGTACCACGGCGAAAAAGATGCGCGAGATCGGCATCCGAAAAGCGCGCGCGCACCATGCACTGTCGCTGATGGCCGGGCTGTACCGCTTTGAGCACTCATACGGCGGACGCAAGCAGGGATCGTATGGAAACTTCAGAACAATCAGCACGAACCCGTCCAGCCACCGCCCCGGTCCGCACGGCGATCGGAACTGGCTGCACCCCGGCATCCGCGCCCGCTGGATCAGTCGTGACGTGCGGGAATATCTCCGGCTCGTGGTGATCCCGCAGGTGTTCGCGCCGGGTGGTGTACCGTGATACCTCCGCATCGAGCTGTTGTTAGAGCGCTGCGGGCGGGGCTGGTTGAGGTCATGGAATCGGCCAGCCTATGGAGCGAGGTCATGGGCGAGCACTTTGAGGACACCGACGAGCGCGACCGGTGGCACGATCGGGTCGTTGCGGTGCAGCCTGAGATCGTCAAAGGGTTTCCCCGCGGAACGGTCCGGTTCCCCTGCTGGTCGGTCCTGCTCGCCAGCGAAAACGATCGAGTCAGGGCGATAGGCGATCGGGTCGTGTACGATACGGTCGCGCGCCAGGATGTAACTGGCGCGATCGAGGACGCCCGCATATCGATTTGGATGTGGGCGGAGACGATGGACGAACTGGAAGTGCACCACCGACTCGTCAAGGGCTTGATGAGAGGGCGCACAACGTGGTTTATTGAGACCATCGGGTACGATCTGCTCGTGTTCGCTGGAGCTGCGGACGAGATGCCAGATCCAGAACGGTCACCGGAGCTGATTCATGTGCGGTCGCAGGAATGGCTATTTTCGGGGGTCGAGGCAACCTATACTGATCTGGGTTCGCCGGTGAGCACTGCAAACGAGATACACACCTATCTGGACGACGTGACCGTGGATGGGGTACAGGGCGGCGTGACGCCGCAATAGGAGACAGGAATGCCAGCACCAGGAACCATCGTAAACGGCAAGTTTTTCCGGCGGCCAGGCTCGCGGTCTGTTCTGATCGGGGATGCGCTGGCAGGATCTGGCGTCAGCCCGCGGGGGATCATGGCGCTGGTTATGTCGGCGGAGCGCGGCGAGCCGCTTGTGCCGCAGTATTTCGAGACACCGACGGCGTTTGAGGCGGCATTCCCGACCACCGGGCCAAAGCTCTCCGGCTTGATCTGGGGTGCGTCCAGAGACGGAAAGATCAGCGGTTCCCCGACTCGCGTGGTGACCGTCCGCGTCGATCCGGCGGTCAAGGCCGACGCGTTCCTGGTGGACACGGACGACGCCAACGTGTTCAAGGTCGAGGCGGCGGACTATGGCATCTACGGGAACCAGCTCTGGTCAAAAGTAGAGAGCGCGAGCACGAGCGGACTCAAGTACACGTTCGGGAT